AGAAGTCATATAAATAAACTTAAAGGTAGAGTAGAAAAGCTTGAAAAAATTATAGATAGTCTAAGAGCAGAACTTGCAAAAGAAAAACAAAGTAACTCCAACACCCAATGGGTAGAACAAGATGACAAAAGTTTACGACTTTGATTGGCACAAATTACAAAGAGAAGATATTTTAAGAAAATCTCTGGGATATTCCGAAGATGTTTGGCGGCTTATGAAAGATGCAGGATATAATGTTACCGATCAAGAAGATAGAGATCAGTTCTTCAAAGATTTAGGAGATGTAGACCAATGAGTAAGAACCTTTGGCAGAAAGAGCGGAAAGAGTTGTTCCGTTCTCTGGTGGGACAATATAAGTCAGAAGGATATAACGATAAAGAAGCCAAACGGCTGGCCCGACTAGAGGCTGATGACATAATGACTGACAAAGAAAGTTTCGTTGAAACTATATGGGAGGAAGCCTTTGATGACAGTTGAACTGATTGATCATATGGGTAGTGATCTATCTGTTGTTAACGCAGCAAGAGTAAGCTTCAACAAGGAGAGTAATAAGCTATCCAGCAGTGACACTGGCCTTATAAAATATCTGGCAAAGCATAATCATTGGACACCCTTTGGTCATGCCTCTGCACAGTTCAGGATCAAAGCACCTGTGTTTGTGGCACGACAGCTTATCAAACATCAGATTGGTCTGGTCTGGAATGAGGTCAGTCGTAGGTATGTCAAGACTGATCCAGAGTTCTGGTCGCCTGATTACTGGCGGCAAGGCAGCGACAATGTAAAGCAAGGCTCTCTAAGAAAGAAGGCATCATCACAAAATGTAATTAATCATATGTTCTCTGATGCAGAGCGCCACTGTGCGGATGCATACAAAGCTATGCTGGATATGGGAGTGTGTGCTGAACAAGCAAGGGCAATACTGCCACAAAGTCTATTGACAGAATGGTATTGGTCTGGTACACTTATGGCGTTTGCACGGATATATAATTTACGCACTACCAGAGATGCACAACTTGAAACAAGTAGTGTAGTTAAAGAAATAGGTACACACATGGAGGAGTTATTCCCTGAATCATGGAAAGCATTATGTGGAAGTTAGTATTAAAGAAGGAGTTTGGAAATGTGGTTGTTAAGAATTTTCGCACAAAGAAAGAAGCGGAAGAAGAATTACAAAACAGAGCCAGCCTCACTAAGCATCTTACCGGACAATCTACAAGAGGAGTTTATGAAATCCAAAAAGGATAATGAAATGGAAGTTCTTATTGAAATATACAAGTCAAAAGAGAGGGGAGGAATCCAGACAGCATATAAGGCTGCGTGGCGTGGCCTTGAAAGAGTTGACCGGATCGAAACACTTATATCATTGGAGAAGGAGTTAGCTGCACAGAGAAAAGAAATATCTTCTGAGCTTTACAAGAACAGCAAAGGAAAGTGGTGATGACTTACTTGAAAACTCATCAACCCTGCCCTGACTGTGGTGGTAGTGCGTGTGTCACAGTCAATGATTGGGGAACTTACTGTCACAAATGTAACATTAAAAAATATGATAAGGATACAACGCAAATGGAACCTGAGAAAAAGGTAATCCCTATGAACACCCAAAAGAAAGCAGACTTTAAGTATTCTGATATTGCTGATCGGAAGATCAGTCTTGCTACCTGTAAGAAGTATGATGTATCTGTTGCCAAGGAAGGTAATATGGTTACACAACATCAGTACAAGTACTATGATGAAAACGGAAGGCATCTTGCATCAAAGTACAGGCGCACCAAGGACAAAGCCTTCTGGTCTGAGGGTGATTTGAGTAAGGCCGGGTTGTTTGGACAGAACCTATTCAATCAGGGCGGTAAGTTCATTACCGTATGTGAGGGCGAACTGGATGCCATGAGTGCATATGAACTGATGGGTTCCAAGTGGCCGTCTGTTTCTCTCAAGAATGGGGCAGCATCTGCACTGAGTAACTGTAAACAATCGCTGCGTTATCTCAGTAAGTTTGATACTGTGGTGCTATGCTTCGACAACGATGAGCCGGGAAAGGCAGCAGCAGAACAAGTAGCCAAGCTGTTTGAACCTAACAAGTGTAAGATTGTAGACCTTGAACTGAAGGATGCAAACGAATACCTCAAGACAGGTCAGCGTCAGAAGTTCACAGAGGCATGGTGGAACTCTCGCACCTACACACCAGCAGGTATTATTAACCTTGCTGATCTTGGCCGTAGCCTGTACGAAGAACAGGACAACGAAAGCTGCCCCTACCCTTGGTCTGGGATGAACGATAAGACCTATGGTATCAGGACAGGAGAGCTTGTGACGTTTACCTCCGGTGCAGGTATGGGTAAGTCCAGCATCATGCGTGAGCTTATGTATCATATCATGCACAACACCAAGGATAACATTGGTGTGCTTGCTATGGAGGAGAACACCAAGCAGACTGCATTCAACCTTATGAGTGTGGAAGCCAATGCTCGACTGTACATCAAGGAGATCCGCAAGCAGTATACTCAAGACCAGTTAGATGATTGGCAAGCCAAGACCATTGACTCCGGTAGGTTCTTTGCCTTCGATCATTTTGGCAGCATCAGTAACGATGAGATCCTTGATCGTGTCAGGTACATGGCAAAAGGTCTGGACTGCAAGTGGGTCTTCCTAGATCACCTGTCTATCCTTGTATCAGGTCAGGAGGACAACGGAGATGAGCGCAAGTCTATTGACATTCTGATGACCAAGCTACGCTCCCTTGTAGAAGAGACGGGCATTGCCCTGATGCTTGTCAGCCATCTGCGTAGGCCATCAGGTGATAACGGGCATGAGAACGGCAGGGAAGTTACTCTCTCACATCTACGTGGCTCTGCTTCAATTGCTCATCTGTCTGATGCAGTGATTGCACTGGAGCGTGACCAACAGGCAGACGATCCTATCGAAGCCAACACTACAACCATTCGTATTCTGAAGAACAGGTACACTGGTGATACAGGAGTAGCCTGTCACCTTCACTACGATAGTGACACCGGACGTATGACACAGATCGACAACCCCTTCTTGGAGAATGACAATGACGGTTAAGAAAAAGTTTGATAAAAGTTTATATGACATTGCCGACAAAGCTGCAAAGGAGGCAATGGTTACGTGGTTAAAAGAAAACGATCATACTAACATCAATACTAATGAAACAACCTACTTTGATATAGTCTCTACAGTAGCGCCAGAGTTGCCTCGACATCTGTATGAGGTAGAGGTAAAGTATTCTTGGAAGACAGACATATGGCCTGATAGCTGGGAGGAGTTACGAATACCCTTCAGGAAAAAGAGACTGCTTGACAAGTGGAAGGAGGAATGTTATAATGATCTACTTACGTTTGTGGTTTTCAATCACGACTGCACACAGGCATGGCATGTTGATGGTAATACATTGCTTGAGTGTGAGGTAAAAGAAGTTTCTAATCGTAACATAAGAAAGGGCGAACAGTTCTTTCACATTCCTGTATCACAGGCTTACCTAGTGGATATGACAAATGAGAGCAGTAGTTGATATAGAAACAGATGCTATTAACGCAACCAAGATACATTGTATCGTAGCAAGGAGCAAAGAAACAGGACAGACTAAACACTGGATAGGAGACGAATGCCATGACTTCAGGGAGTGGTCGAAGAAAATAGATACCTTTATTATGCATAATGGTGTAAGCTTCGATGCTCCCTTACTTAATAAGTTTACCGGCTCTGATATTAGAGTAGATCAAATTGATGATACACTTATTAAGTCTCAGTTATACAATCCTATTCGTGATGGTGGTCATTCCCTTGAGTCATGGGGTAACTTCTTCAACCATAAGAAGGGTGACTACCATGACTTCTCTCACTTCAATCAAGACATGTTGAAGTACTGTTACATCGACACGGCTGTAACGATGGAGACATACGACTACCTACAAGAAGAAGGAAAGAAGTTCTCTGAAGAATCCTACGATCTGGAACGAAATGTTCGTAGCATCGTAGACAAACAACAAAACAACGGCTTTGCCTTTGACCTGATGAAGGGCATGACACTGGAAGCAAGACTTATGGATGAGCTACACTCTCTTGAAGAGAAGGCTCAAGATATGTTTCCACCTACCATCGTAGAGCTAAAGACAAAGACAAAAGAAATACCTTTTAATATAGCCAGTCGTAAGCAGATTGCAGAACGTCTGATGGAGAAGGGGTGGAAGCCTAAAAATAAAACAGACAAGGGTAATGTTATTGTTAATGAGGCAGTGCTGGATACGATTGATATGCCAGAAGCCAAGATGTTCTCCCGTTACTTCCTGCTACAGAAACGTACCGGCCTACTGAAGGCGTGGATACAGGCATGTAGCGAACAGGAACGGGTGCATGGCAGGGTGCTTACCCTCAAGACTATTACAGGTAGGATGGCACATCATGGCCCCAACATGGCACAGGTTCCGGCAGTGTACAGCCCCTTTGGTAAGGAGTGCAGGGAACTCTGGACAGTATCTAATCCAGAGACACACCAGCTAGTAGGTACTGATGCCAGTGGTCTTGAACTTCGTTGTCTTGCACACTACATGGAAGATGAAAAGTTTACCAATGAAGTACTGACAGGTGACGTACACACAGCTAACATGAAAGCAGCAGGTCTAAGTAATCGTGACCAAGCCAAGACATTTATCTATGCATTCCTGTACGGTGCTGGCCCTGCCAAGATTGGTAGTGTAGTTGGTGGCAAAGCCTCTGATGGACAGAAACTTATTGCAAAGTTCCTGAAGAATATGCCA